TCTTGACGAAGATAATGCTGCAGTTTGGAAATTTGTTATTCGTCATTACAACGAGTACTCAGAAGTTCCTACTGCAGTTACAGTCAAAGACCATTACCCAACTTACAAAGTTCTTGATGTTCAAGACTCACTAGAGTTTCTTGTAGACCAAGCAGTTGCATTCCGTAGACGACTTATCGTTCGTCAAGGTCTTGAGCAATCTGTTGAGAAGTTAACTTCCAATGACCATGAAGGTGCATTGGTTTCAATGGAATCAACCATTACACGAGTTAATGCCTCTGGTGTACAAGGAACAAACGAACTTGACCTTACAAAAGATGCAGAAGCACGTTTTGCTGAATATCAAGATTTAGCAAACCACACAATGCTCGGAATCCCTACAGGCTTCGACGTTATTGACGAAGCAACTGCAGGGTTACAGGGTGGACAATTAGTTACGGTAATTGCTCCACCTAAAACAGGTAAGTCACAAATAGCCCTTGCTATTGCTATACATGTCCATAAAAATGGCAAGGTTCCAATGTTCCAGTCATTTGAGATGACAAACCGTGAGCAACAGCAACGTCACGATGCCATTCGTGCACAAGTTTCTCACGGACGTTTACGTCGCGGAAAACTCTTTGCGGATGAGGAGCAACGTTATTTAGACATGCTCAAAGCGATGGACGGCATGACGGACTCATTTCATTTGGTAGATGCGGTTAACGGATTGACGGTTGCCTCCCTGTCAGCGACCATCACCAAGTTAAAGCCAAGCATTGTATTTGTTGACGGTGTTTATCTCATGATGGATGAAATGACTGGCGAGATGAACACTCCACAATCAATCACAAATATCACTCGTGCACTCAAGCGTTTAGCACAAAGGCACGACATACCTGTTGTCGTAACAACTCAGACTTTGCTATGGAAGATGAAGGGCGGAAAGGTCTCTGCTGATTCCATCGGTTACTCATCCTCATTCTTCCAGGACTCAGATGTAATCCTTGGTCTTGAGCCAGTCCCTGATTACGACGACCTACGTAACCTAAAGATTGTTGCAAGCCGTAACTGCCCAACACGAGAAGTCGTATTGACTTGGAACTGGGAAACAGGTTGCTTCCACGAAGAAACCAAGATGGCTAGTTGTGCTATCTGTAAACGTGGAATCATGCCGTGAGTATTAATATCAAGGAGGTTCTAGATAATCTCAGTATTGAGATGATTCGAGAACGCGGTGATGAAATTCTTTGCCATTGTCCTTTACACGTGCAGAACCTTGGTAAAGAAGACCGCAACCCTTCCTTCTGGATAAACCAAGAAACAGGAGCAAACCTTTGTTTCTCTTGTGGTTGGAAGGGAAGCGTTTTTACGTTAGTCGGGCATGTTCAGGGCTTCTTTGAAGACGACGGCGTGGTTGATTACGAGCAAGTCAAACAATGGCTTGCAAACATGCAAGAAGTGTCCGTTGAGGAACTTGGTAACAGGTTAAAGAACATGCCTTCGTATGTGGCTTTGCCTAAACCAATCCCCATGTCTGAAGCACGTCTTGCACTCTTTACTGCTCCACCTGCATGGGCTTTAGAGAAGCGAAAGTTAACTGCAGAAGCGTGTGAAAAATATGAAGTCCTTTGGGATAAAGACAAATGGATTATCGTCATTCGTGACCCATATACAGATGAACTTATGGGATGGCAAGAAAAAGCCGAAGGCAAAAGAGAGTTTAAGAATCGTCCAACAGGCATAAAGAAGTCCCACACCCTCTTTGGCTACAAGCACATGAGTAGCGAGTTAATTGTGGTTGTGGAATCTCCTCTAGATGTTGTTCGCCTAGAGAGCGTAGGCATTCACGGTGCTGTGGCTACCTTTGGGGCATTGATGAGTGACACCCAACGAAAACTGTTGGGTAGAAGTGTCCGCATCGTTGCAGCCTTTGATAACCCAAGAGTTGATGATGCAGGACGTAAAGCCTGTGAGTCTTTCCTGGTAAGTGCACGTAAGTACGGCATGGAAGTTAACTTCTTTAACTACAACAGTTCAGATGCTAAAGACCCAGGCGACATGCTGGAAGACGATATTAAGTTTGGCATTGCAAATGCACGTGACATGATTTTTGGAGAAAGGGCATACCTTGTTTAAGGGAACCCTAAAGCCTTATCAAGTAGAAGCGGTAGAGCAGATGGCTAACCGCAAGAAGATGCTCGTTGCCTATGAGATGGGTCTTGGTAAGACTTGTATGACTATTGCAGCACTTGAGCAGATACGAGATGAAAAACCTGTATTGGTAATTGCTTTAGCCAGTCTTAAGTACCAGTGGGCAAGTGAGATTGCAAAGTTCTCTGACGCAACATCGATTGTTATTGATGGCTCAAAGACAGCACGCACACTCCAATACGCTGATGCTGGCTACCACAACTACGTCATTACCAATTACGAATCTATCGTTAATGATTGGGAACTGTTAAGCCATCTAGACTTTGGGGCAATCGTTTGTGACGAAGCCACTGCTATTAAAGGGTTTAGGTCTAAAAGAACAAAGAAGGTAAAAGAACTTGCTGGAGCAATCCCTGTTCGCTTTGCACTGACGGGAACTCCTATTCAAAACGGTAAGCCAGAAGAGTTGTACAGCATTATGCAGTTTGTAGAGCCAGGACTACTAGGTCGATTTGATTTGTTTGATAAGACCTTTATTGTCCGCAATAACTTTGGCGGGGTACAGAGATACCGCAATCTTCCGTTGTTACACGAGAAGATTAAAGGCGCATCGGTACGTAAAGCACAGTCAGACCCTGACGTTGCTCCGTACCTGCCCGCCACTATTCATCTTGACCCTATAAAGGTCAAACTCGATAGCAAATCCCGCGACATCTACGAGAAGATTGCAATGGATTTGTCTAACGAACTTCAGGAAGCCCAAGAGTTATTTGGCGGGGGTTTTTCTTTAGAGGCTCACTACGGACAGGGATACCAGCCAGGAAGCCCAGCAGATGCACTGCGTGGTTCCATCATGTCCAAGATAACCTCTTTAAGAATGCTTTGCGACCACCCAGAACTTTTAGTTGAAAGTTCAACTAAATTTAAAGACTCTGATGGTCAACATGGAAGTTCGTATGTATATGGTTTATCCACAGGGGGTTTTCTAGACGACCTTGCAAAGAACCACAGCAAGTTAGATGCAGTGGTTAGTTATGTAGCAGAACACCTCGAAACGGACGAAAACTCTAAAGTCGTTATATTTGCGTCATACCTAGGAATGTTGCCTTTGTTAAAGAAGAAACTTGCCTTAAAGAAGATTGAGTCTCGCATTTATTCAGGAGAGATGAATTCTAAGGAAAAAGAAGTTGCTAAACTAGAATTCCAAACTTCTTCAGAAGTTAGGGTTTTAATTTCCTCTGATGCTGGAGGGTATGGCGTGGACCTACCCCAAGCCAACTTGCTGGTAAACTACGATTTACCGTGGTCTTCTGGGACAGCAGTTCAACGTAACTCTCGAATTCGACGAGCATCAAGTACATGGAAGTCCGTGGTTATTCAAGACTTCTTAGTTTTGAACTCAATCGAAGAACGTCAGTTTGAGATGTTGAATCAAAAGAACGCAGTTGCTGATGCAGTCATTGACGGCTCAGGAATTAATGAACGTGGGGGCGTTGACTTAACAGTCGGTAGTCTCCTAAACTTTTTAATTAAGAACCAAATATAGGAGGCAAGATGGCAAGAGCAGCCGATGCACCACGTGAGTTCACGGGTGACGACTTAATTTCACAAGCAAAAGAGTACGTTGCTGTGAAGAAAAACATTGACCAGTATGAAGAGCGACAGAAGGAACTAAAGGCTGCACTCTTCTTACAAATTGATGAGCAGGGTTTTGAAGATGACAAGGGCAACATCTGGTTAGAACTTCCAGAAGCAGTTGATGATTACCTTAGTCTTCAAAAGCAAAAGCGTGTATCACGCAAAATCGATGAGGGCATTGCAATGACTCTTATTGAAGAAAAAGGTTTAAGAGACCGTCTTATCAAGACTGTTGAAGTTGTTGATGAAGATGAACTAATGGCTGCTCTTTATGACGGCACATTGACTGAAGAAGAAGTCGATGAGATGTTCCCAGCAAAAATTGTTTGGGCACTAACACTCAGTAAGAAGTAACCATGGCAGGACTCCGTGGCGATGATGAGATTCTTGCTGCATTTGCCGACCTTGAATACAAGCCAGGGTCAAAGCAAAAGCGCAGGAATGATTCACCCACGGCAAAAAAACGCCGTGTAGTTGAAGAGGACTCTTGGGATGCAAACCCAATTGTTAAAACATTAGGCGGAAAAGAAACAGAAGTTTTCACGATTGGGTCTATGGCGAAGGCTCTTGAAAAGAGCATCATCAGTATCCGTTCGTGGGAAAAGAAAGGGTATCTACCAAGAGCCCCTTACCGATTACGTTCTAAGACTCTAAACGGTCAGAAAGTAAGCGGAAACCGTGTCTACACAAGAGCATTGATAGAAATTGCTATCGAAGAGTTCTCAAGAAGAGGTCTTTTGGGCACTGCTCGTGTAGAATGGTCTCAGCACACAGACCTAACCGATGCGATTGTTTCGCGTTGGAAGGAGTCCGTTGCTAACGAGAGTCAATAGACCTCACTACCAACCGAGAGCGAAAGCCTCATTACCGAAAGAAGACAAATGTCTATCACAACACCTAACGTCAATGCAGATTCTTATTTGGATGCAGATGACGAAAATGCAACACCTAAAGTAGGCACAACCGTTCAGTCTGGATGGGATGCAGCCTCAAAAATCCTGAAGTCAACTGTCAAAGACGGTGAATACCCAAATGACTTCAAATTCTCTGAAGAGTCACAACTAATCAAGTTCATTGGTGACGGACCTTTCCGTGCCTACGAACAGCATTGGATTGACCGTTCTTCAGGCAAGCGTTCATTCGTTTGCATCGCTGATTCTGATGAGGATGGTTGCCCACTGTGCGACATCCTTGGAGATAAGCCACGAGGTAAGTTTGCGTTTACAGTTCTTGTCTTGAGTGGGGAAGAACCAAAGACGATGATTCTTACTGCACCTCCTACCCTGTTCCGTCAAATCAAGGCAGCA